CGAACATGCCGCCAACATGGGAATAACGTATATCATTTTATCAGTAAGATATGCAGTAATATACGTTGGGACTAATACTATAACTGCCTGTAGTAGACTTTTAGTCATCGAACTTACCATCTTTAATTAGATGGTAAAGTCTATGTCTAATAACTGTCCAAAACAGAATAAATAAACTGTCTGACTTATATGTTCCATTGGGAACTACCAAAGTATACATTATTTGTTCTTTGGCATTTTAAGTTTGTAAACAACATAAGGTTCTTCACAAACCCCATTATCATCACACATCTGCATTGGAATGGATTTTGCATTAGGGTCTAAAGATTTGGCCTCAATTTTGTGCCAAGTTGCTCCGGCATCCATCTCTTCATGAAATTTGGTTAGTGCTTCGTGATTAACGGCACCAAATAGTATTGGGAAAATTAATAGTAAAAACATAACAGCTCCTATATTGGTAATTGTGCTTGTCTAGGAAGAAAATTCAATTCCCGTGCATTTGCTTCAAGCTTTTGTTTAAGTGGTTTGGATATAAGTCCCTTCACGGAATCAGGTTCAATTTCTTGATCTGAACAATACCAAAGTACTGCTTCCATATGTGTAATTCGTTTCTCTTTAACAATATCTTCTATCTTTAATGCAAAAATTTTCGGTGTCGTAAGAGCCATACTCAAATCCTTTTAATAAAATTAGGTGTGGGGTTAACCGTAGACCCCACACGGATGTATTACGGCATCACCCGAAAGACATTACGCTGAACGTAATGCTTTATAACCAGCGGCAACCACTGACCGGCGAGGTGTACCGAGTGCATATTTCATATATGTCTCACCGTCAAAAGACGATACTCTTTTATTCAAATAGATTGAAAATCCTTCTGAACGTAGTTGGCTTATAACGGCACGAACATTTTTCACACCATAACGTGACGAAATCTGTTTAGCGGTTAGTTCTGCACCATTAACCAGTGCATTGGCGACCTTAGAGGCCTTAGAAACGACCTTAGAGGTCTTAGTAGTAGTAGTCATAATCAATTATCTCCTTAACATGACAAAATAGGATAGACTCATTCTATCCTTTAAAGTGGTGGGTATTCTGTTACTAGGAACCCACCGAAACCCTATCCGATTACGCAGCTAGTGCGAAATCTTGAGATGCAAAATTATCGTTTGCATTTACTAATGTGACCAATAACGCAGTCATCCGACAATTCTCCTCGTAATCTATCTCTGCCTGTCGATCCTAATTCACCCCCATATGAGTATATGGGATTTGGTGGAGGTGGGGAGAATTGCACTCCCGTCCAGTTCAGCATTTAATCCGTATCATCAAATTGTACTCTATTTATACCATACCTATAGGGATTAGTCAAGTACCTTTTTGTATATAATTGAAGTTCCTTTTGTTTGTGGTAGAAATTTAAATTTAGAATTTATTCCAACTGAAAGAAAACATGCTACATCGGGCCGGGGGTATTCTAAAATAGTCACTGTTTCTGTCTCTCCATTATGTAGAAGTAATACTCTATTACCATGGGCAGAATCTGTCCAAAAACCAATAGGGTTTTCTTGTGATGTTTTTTCAATACCCTTTAGAAAAACATCTGATGGGCCACATAATATAGGTTTATGAGACACAACAGCACCAGTAAGAGGCACATTTAGTTTCTCATCTTTTTTTGGTAGTATCTGTTGTGACTCTTCTGCAAGTTTTTCATCTGTTTCTATTTTTGTGGGCGATGTTGTGTCTTTGGGGGTAATGTCAGTGGTTTGGCAACCCATTAACAGAAACACCGCCATTAAGCTTACTAGGTGTTTCATTTTGTTTTCTCCATTCTGCAGCGGTTTCTACCAATGCGTCAAGGTAATCATATTTCTCTTTTACAAACTCTTGTACAGTACCATCTTCGGTTACACATAGAATAACAATCTGCTCTATCTCTGTACCAGTTCTTTCCTCATACATCTCTGCATAAGCAGAACATTGAATGTAATAGTTTTCATTCCATTCGTCATTGCGTTCTTTGGTTGAAGTTTTGAAGTCTATAATAGACAGTACACCATTGTACTCTGCAATACAATCAACTCTACCAGCCACCTTGTATTTATCAGAATAGAGTCCTGCTTCTTGTGCATGGATGTTATCTATTTTTGACAATACTTTATCTTTTAGTTGACCGAAAAGACAGAAAGGAAGAAAATCCTTCTTATGATGTTCTATACTTTCATTGTTAAGATAGTCCTCACACATATGGTGAACTTTAGTTCCCCTTGCGGCGGCCTTACCAGCGATATAGTTTGCAGTACTTTCACCTACACGTTTACGCCATTCAGTCAATCCAGACTTATTACGGACTGACAGGATGGTTGTGATTGATGGATACTTGTTTCCTTCTGGTGTCTCATATAGACGAACACCATCGGTTGTTGTTGCAGCTATAGGGGGCAACCAAAAACAATGCAGATGATTAAACATTGACTTAATGGCCCAACTCCGTATTTCGTTTAACTGCTTCATTGAAGGACATACACTTTATATCTTTTGCCTTGATAAAATGTTTTCCTCCCCTTTTAAAATAATTAGAAATGTCTATAATTATCTTAGCCTTATTATCCTTAACAACTTCTTCACAAATAGCCTTATCACTAAAAGATTGTGTCCACTGAAGCCATCCTTGGGGATTCGTATTGGTAGTAACTGCTAAAACTGTAATGAAATATAATTCAATCATACGTTTCTCATTCTCGCTACTAGTCTGTCTGCACGGTTAGTTACTTGTTTATACCAACTGGAATCAACCATCTCATCTGCAGCTGCGTTCCAATCTTGTGCATCTACACCACGTTTCATACCTTTAAATTTGCTCAAACGAGTGCGTCCCATATTGAACATCATGTTTGCAATTATTCTCTGAGCCTCTTCTGGCAGTTCTTCGAAATCTGGGTAGAGGGTTTCGCAGTCAGACACAACTCCCACAACGTCTGCTTCGAAGGCTTCTTTGACTCTTTCTTCACTAACTTCGGTTCCTGTAGAACTTCCGTATTCGGGGTCAGAATCCAATATGAGATGGCCGATGCCAAAAGTAGGGTAGCCAAGATGATCATTATATACCTCATACTTAACTCCTTCATCATTTTCTAGCTCCTCTTGCAATTTTTCCATATTCATTTGATTACTCCATTCCTATACCGAGTTTGATCTTGTTGATCAAATAATTTCTAACAAAACCAGAGCGTACAATATCACCGATTGTAAATTCTGTACAATTAAATTCTTCCATCTCTTCTAGAATACGTAGAAAATCATGAAGACCATTCTTCTCATTAGTTCTCTGTAAATCAGTTTGATCGAAATCACCACAAAAAACAATCTTAGAATCTTGACCCAACCGAGTCGTAATAGTATCCAATTCATGAAAGTTCATATTCTGACATTCATCTACTATAATGATACTGTTATCAAATGTCAACCCCCTTAAAAATGAGGTAGACAGAAAGTAAAGTGTTCCTTGCCCCTTGAGGCGGTCATATAGATTATTGAAGGATTGTTCGTTAGGTTGCTCGAACATAAATTGTACCATGTTCTGATATGGAACTTGATAGAGTGCGGCCTTATCTTCTTCATCGCCAGGCAGAAATCCAATCTCTCTTGTAGGAATAAGTGACCTTACTATTACAACTTTGTCGTATGGTTTCTTTAAATCCATAACATCCTGCATTGCAAGATACAATGATACGAAAGTTTTACCTGTTCCAGCGGCACCAAATAAAAACTGGTTCTTACCTTTTTTCCAAGATTCGAAAACTACTTTCTGATTATCTGTGATTGGTTTAACTGTGACTAGATTATTGTGATTAATTTCTTTATTCTTTTTACTTGCCATAATAATTCCTATAATGTCTTCTTTTTACTTGCAGAAAAACCTGATCGTTCCACAGTTTTTCTGTGCTTATTTATTGCGTCCCTAGTCTTAATTTCTGTGTGTGATTGTGTACTGCCACCAAATTTATCTGCAAGAGGACTGCCTGGATGTGCAGCTGCAATTCTTTGCATATTTTCATTAAACCCACCATCAGTCTTTGGGCCCACACCCATAACGTGGTCACCCACAATAGCGACAGGTTGAATGATCTGTCGTATGTGTTTGTTCTTTTTGAGAAACTTCTCTTTTTCTGACATAGAAAGAAATTCATCCCATTCTATTCCAGAAGCGTCATCATAAAATGTATATGTCGGCATTAAATATCTAACTCCAATTGATTAGGATTTCCTCCCAATCTTTCAATCTTTTTGATTAACA